AAATATCGATTTATCGTCAGCGGCGCAGACGGCTTTGTCAGATCCATTATAACCGACTATTTGAATGTGGAGGAATGATTATGCTAAAAGGAAAAACTGTAATTGAGCTTACAGATGTCCATACCGGCAAAAAGGAGCACTACGAAGACACAAACCTGGTGACGGAAGCCGCGATGGATGTTCTGAACTGCAACATTAAAGGAATGCTTTATAACGGCACCACATTTAATGGTTCCACTGGTGATGATTGGATGCTGCCGCTTAAGAAAAACATCATGGGCGGCATCCTTTTATACCAGAATGCACTTGAGGAGCGTGCAGACACTATCTATGCTCCGCTGGATAATCCGCTGATCGGCTATGCCTCGGATGATGCCAATAACACAGAGGATATCCGGCGAGGTAGTCGAAACCTCACCGAGAGCAAGGAAGTGGATGGCGGTTACCGCTTTGTCTGGGACTTTGCTACTTCACAGGCAAATGGAACGATTTCTGCTATCTGCCTATCCAACACGCTGGCCAGAAAAGGAACGCAATATGCCGGTAACTACATGGTCCGTATTGGAACCTGGTCAGCAAATGTTCAGGATAAATATAAGTCTTACTGTATGCGAGGAAATAAGCGTGTATATATTGGTGAGGGATATCGTTTGGAAATGACAACGTATTATAACTCCACCGAGGCCACGCTTCGAAAGATTCATGATGATTATCTTCATGCAGCGCTCGTTGATCGGCCGCTGACAAGAATGACCACGGAGGCCGATGAGGAAACCACGATTGAGCTGAACCATTA